CATTGGGCCTTCACCATTAGCCAGCCATTGCTGGTTCACACCAAGGGCTTGGGCAGCGCTCAACAGGTTTTCACCGCGCAAGAATTTTGCCCTCCCGCTAAGCCAGCCGTTAACGCTGGGAGCGCTCACACCACAGCGTCGTGCTAGCTCAGCTTGGCTAATTTTGGCGTGCGCCAGGGCGGCAATAAGTCGGTCAGCGAGAGTCATAAGGAGATGCTAATCGGTATGTCGTTAGGAGTGGCTATTGACGATCATTAGCAACTCCTAAATAATGGAGGCCATATGATCACTATGACCGCTACCCAATTTGTGGATGCGCTTGGAGGAACAGGCGCAGTTGCCACGCTTCTAGGCATCAAGTCCCCCTCTGTCTCCGCATGGAGGGATGGACGTTGTGTGCTGCGTATCCCTAGCGACAAGCTAATTCGCCTTGCACCGTTGGCGGAGTCACGCGGCGTAGCCACGCGCAAAGAACTTCGTCCGAACGATTGGCAAGAGATTTGGCCAGAACTGGCTGAGCCACTGGAGGCCGGTCGTGACTAAGTGTCCTCATCGCGCCGCACGCTTGCTAGCCATCCGGCCACGCCCAACCGTCTCCCTCACCGGCAGCGTAATCGCCGATGCCTTCCCCTTTATCACCAGCAACCCGTCGCGCCAGAACATCTCAATCGTAGATGTGGTGAGCCGGCGTGTCTGCGCTCCTGTATCGGCATCCATGTTGGTAGAGATGCTGGTCTTGGCGCTGGTGTGGAAGGCGTTGGAAGTGAAGTTGTTCATGGCTGACTCAGTGGTTGATTTGTCGATGACTGAATCATCTTTTTTTTGGCCGAAAAAAGCACCCCTCAGGACCCCTCAGCTTGAGGGGAGGTGAGGGGTAACGTACTTTTTTCATTTAATTTCAAAGAACTATATATGAAGACCATCTACGAAGACGAATACGACGCACTGACCCAAATGATCTCCAGCAGCGAGAAGTCTGCCAAGGAGGTCGCGGCATTCCTCTATCCCCACATGAAGCTGGATTCGGCACACGCACGTCTACGTGCTTGCCTCAATCCAGAAAAGGATGAACGGCTGACCTTCGGGCAGATCATCGCCGCCATGCGCTTCTGTGGCTCCTTCGACCCACTCTACTACGCATGCGACGAGACGCTGCACGCCCGGCCAGATCGTAAGGCTGCTGGGGATCAAGCCGCCCGCATTGCAGACACCATCGACAGCGCCACTGCAACTCTGAACATCGCGCTCAAGGCGTTGGCCAAGCTGCAAGCGCAGACGGGAGACACGACAAACCTGAGGGCTGTGGGATGAATGGCAGCACGCCTGCCGCTGGGCCTGTCCACGATGCATTGAAGGCCTCCGGCACCGCCACGAAAGGTGGTGCATGAGCTTTGACGCAATCCGCTGGGCCTTGGCTCAACCACTACAGAAGTCACCCGCGAAATTCTTGCTGGTGGCCTTGGCTGACTGCGTGAATGAAAAGTCCGAAGACTGGTTGTGCTGGCCATCGGTTGCCCACTTGTCAGAAACCACCGCGCAGGACCGCAAAACAGTTCTGGCGGGCATGAAATACCTGCTGGAGAAGGGCTACATCGAGGACACAGGAGGCAAGGCCGGCAGGACAAAACAGATCGCAATTTTCAGGCTAAAGACACCCAATTTTGGGCCTGTTGAGGCTGATGTGAAAGAGTCCCAATTTTCCCAAAACCAGGGGGCAGATTACCCCCCGAACGACGACGATAACAGTCCCGAAATTGGCACTGTTAAAGAAGCCCAAAAACGGAACAGTACCGGAAACGGAACAGTACCGGGTTTCCCATCAAACAGTACCGTTTTTCCCATGAAAGAGTCCCAAATTTCCCATGAAACAGTACCAAAAACGGGACACGGAACCAGTAAGGAACCAGTAATGGAACCAGTAAAGGAACCAATACATAAGCGCGCACGAGCTTCTCAAGCCTTTGACGCTGCCTCCATCGCCTTGCCTGACTGGCTGCCAAACGAGACCTGGCAGATGTGGGTTCGCAATCGCAAGCAGGCCAAGCGGCCCATCACCGAAGACGGTGCCAAGCTGCAACTGCGGAACCTCGGGAAGTACCGCGAAGAAGGACAGGACCCGGTTGCGGTGATCGAGAACGCAATTGCCAACGGCTGGCAGGGCCTGTTCCCGTTGCGCAAGGCGAACGACGGCGCAAAGGCCGCGACGCCGGGCACAAAGCAATCGGGCTTTGATGCCGCCTACTACGAAGGTGCGGAGAACTGGAGATGACTGAAACACGAAAAGAACACTGCGCCGTACATGGCGACTATGAATCCCGGAAAACCAGCTTTACGGGCTTCTGGACGCGGTGCTGGGGGTGTGTGCAGGCTGAGATCAATGAGCGTGACCAACAGGCTCGGCTGCAAGCGCAGGCCGAACAGCGCGCCAAGGAGGTGGTCTACATGCTGGGCCAAAGCGGTATGGAAGGCCGCATGCTGCGCGCCACCTTCGCAAACTTCGACACCAGCCACCCAGCTCAGAACGAAGTGCTAGCGGCCTGCCAGGCGTTTGTGGACGCCGCAGAGCCGGACGCGGGCACGAATCTCTGGCTTGTCGGACCGCCGGGCACCGGCAAAACCCATTTGGGCAGCGCGATGGTGAGCCATTTCATCCATGCGCGACACTCCGAGGCGGCGATTTTCAGCGCTCGGGAGCTGGTTCGATTGCTCCGGGATACCTGGGGCCGCAAAAGCGGCGCAGGCCTGGAAACCGAGGGCGAGGTGATTGATCGGTTTGGCCGCATGGGCTTGCTGGTGATCGACGAGGTCGGCGTGGGATTCGACACGGATAAGGAGCGCATGCAGCTGCTGGACGTGATCGACCTTCGCTACAAGCTCGGCCGTCCAACGGTGGTGCTGTCCAACCTCAAGGGCCCGGACATGCAGAAGACGCTGGGCGAACGCGCATACGACCGGCTGCGGGAGAACTCGCAGCTGCTGTTGTGCAAGTGGCCTAGCCACCGGACGGGAGGGCTATGAACGCCAGGAACGATATCGCTATGAACGAATTTGACGGGCAGTTTCCGCCCGAGGCAGTGCCAATGTGGAAGGATCCGTCGCTGGTTCCAGAGCAGAGCGTGCTGGGTGCATTGCTCAGTGGCGGCGCGGAAGCATTCGACCAGGCTGCAGGGCTGATTTCGGCAGGCAGCTTTGCTCACCCCCTGCACAAAGGCATTTGGACTGCGGTGGAGGCTCTGGTGCTGGCCGGGCAGGACATCGACCCTGTGATCGTGCTGCAGGGCCTACAGGGCAAGGTGGACGAGGCTTATGCCTTCGATCTGCCGAACTACCTGAACAACCTGGCCAGTTCTTTCGCCTCCGTGCGAAGGGTTGCGCACCACGCCCAGATTGTGGCGAACCTGCACAAGCTGCGCCTGGTGTCTGAGGCATACGACAAGCTGGGTGACCTGTTGCGCGACAAGGCGCTGTCTGCCGAGGAGATCACCGGCCGCGCCGTGTCGATGTTCGAAGAGGTGGTCGACGACCGTATAACCTCTGAGGCGAAATCGGTAGGTGAGCTGGCCCTGCCGTTCTTGGCACATCTTGAGGACTTGGTAGACGGGAAGATCGAGCTTGCGCGGGAAACAGGCATCCCTGGACTGGATTACATCCTGGCAGGCGGCCTATTCGATGGGCAGCTGATCATCATCGCTGCGCGTCCATCCATCGGGAAGTCCTCTTTTGCACAGCAAATCGCGATCAATCAGGCCGAACGAGACTATCCCTCTGCGTTCTTAGGTATGGAGATGGTAGAGCAGGAGCTAATGCGGCGTGCTGTATCAAACCTGGGCCGCGTGCCTTTGCGCTTGCTGAAGACAGGCCAGCTCAGCAACGATGACCTGGGCCGGGTGCCGGATGCCATCGAGCGCATGAGAAATCTCCCGCTGTACTTCGAATTCTGCCCAGGCGCAAACATTGCGGAGATCTCTGCCAAGGCGCGCAAGCTGGTGCGCAAGCACAAGGTCAAGCTGGTTGTCATCGATTACCTGCAACTGATGACGGCCACCGATGAGCGAAAAGACCGCCGGGTGCAGCTGGAAGAGATCACCCGCACCCTAAAGCGCCTGGCTGGCCAACTGGGTATCACCATTGCTTTGCTATCCCAGCTCAACCGGGATGTCGAGAAGCGCTCCAATCCCAAACCAATCATGGCGGACCTCAAGGAATGCGGCGCGATCGAGGAAGACGCCGACGTAATCCTGGTGCTGTGGGACCACAAGAAGGGCGGCATCGATGAGCCATCCATCAAGGGCCTTGGCGCCATCAAGGGCCGGGATGTGGGGCAGAGCGACATGGCGCTGCACTTCGACGGCAAGTATCAGCGCTGGTCCGAATCGACCGAATCCCTCACCAGCAACACCACCACCGGTCAACGCATTTCAAAGAGGTATCCCGATGAATTCTGAAACCACATCACCAATGCCTACCGTGGAAACTCTGGGTTCCAAAGATGCTCCAGGTGCACCAGACCGGAGAAGGCCTGCTGTTGGCCCTGTAGCAAAGCAAGTAGTGCTGGACGCGGTTCACACTCTTCACAACCAAGGGCTGCCTGTCACGCGGGAGGCAATCATGCGGGCATGCGGGCTAAAGCTCAGCACTGTCGACGACAACCTCAAGGCGTTGAAGGAGGACAGTTTGATCTGGGCACCAGAACGTGGCGTTTACAGGCCGGTAGCAGTGCATCCGCCAGCGCGAGCCATCAGCAAGACTATTTTG